TCCTCGACCATTGTAGCCGTCAATCCTTTGATTTAGTTTTTTTCTTGTGAAGATAATACCACCTATCACCAAAGCATGGGCAATCACACTGGTGGTCACATTAATACCGAAATGTATGAATTCTGCAGTAATAAGTGCAAATATAAAAGCCCACATAGTGGCAAGAACCATCAGTATTTGAAATCTAGTGACCTTAGGCAATGAACTATTAAAAGCAGTGTCTACATCAAACAGTTCAGGCAATATGTGTTTGAATATGTTTTTCATTTGAATAATTTTTTAAATTTATCTATGCTGTTGCTCAACGGAGCATACACCTGTTCAATGAATGATATGTGTTTGCTTAATTTAGTATTCAAAGCATCCACTTTGTCATTCAGCTGTTTCATTTCACTCAAAAATAGTTTTTTGTTTTCCATCATTGCTTTTTTGATGATCTCCAGTTCACTCACAGTTTTTCTCCTTTGGCAAAGCCTCTGAACTTCATAAATCTAGGAAATCTCAACGAATATTCATTCACAGCATCTTGATTCTGTGTTACTGCATCTGCTCTCACTTCAATCACTTGCCCAATCAGTGAATCTTTATCCTTCCAAAACTCATCTCTTTCTTCATCAGTCAATCCTGACCCCACATTGGTCTTAATAAATTTGCCATCGTCAGTGCCTTCCACAATGAATGCTCCCAGTTTGCCCACGTTCCTGCCTGTGCCTTCTTCCACAGATTTCACAGTCAAGCTCACTTCAATAAATGGTTTCAACTTCAACCAAGCATGGCTTCTTTTGCATTCATATGGAGCATCCATGTCTTTGATCATGATGCCTTCATATCCACCTGCTACTGCCCTCTTATTAACGTCTGTGTAGGTCTTTTGTCCTTCCACAGTGTCTAAGTCCACAATCTCATGTGCCAGCACTGTGACGGCGTTTAAATTGGTTTTATGCTCATCGTACCAAGCCTTGACCATAGCAGTTCTGTCCGACTGCTTCTTATCCCAATAGCCTTCCATAAAATTAGACAATGGTAAAAAATCAAACAAGTGCAACACAGCATCCAAAGCACCTGCGGATTCTTTGCGATGTACCTGCTTCATTAAGTCTTGGAAGTTTTCACTCATCACTTCACCATCCAACACCACAGCATAAGGTGGTGGGCTTTTCTTGACCACTTGCGATATCTGTTCTGCGATGTGTCCAAAGTTGGTAAACTCTTTGCCATTGCGGCTGAACATGTCCACTTTGCCATCTGGATACACAATAGTGATCACCCTTACTCCATCCAGTTTAACTTCCAACATCTTTTTGCCTACCAGCTTCTTTTCATGATTGGCGCTGTCATGTGCCAATTGACAAGTGAACACTGGCACTTCATATTGTTTAAATTTGTTCTTGGTGGCCACACTGTTCACAGTTTTTTCGCTGACTCCACATCTTAAATCTTTGATCAGTATTCTTCTGTAAAAACCATTCCATTGTTCTGCTGTGGCTGAACTCATCACAAGGTTGATAGCATCACGTGCGGCATGTCCTGTGAGTTCTCTACGATGCAGTTGCTCTGCCAACTGTTTGAATATCTTCCATTCGCAGCCTTGACCTTGGATAACTGTGTCTTTTTCAGGCACTTGCTTCACTCCAAAAGTGTACAGTTTGTCCAAACACATACGCACACCTTCAAAGAATTCATCTAGGCCTTCTTTCATAGCGGACAACAGAATGGCTTCTTTGGCCAATCTGCTGTTGTCTGCTTCCAGTTTAGCAATTACTTCTTGTGGTTGTGTTCTCATGGATACTATCTAGGTTTTAATATGGTATGAGCGGCAGTTTCTGCCCAAGTGTTGGGAAATGCTTTGGCCAAATCTGCCACCTTCAGCACAGTTCTAAGACTGATCTCTCTCAGTCTGCGTTGATGCTCCACCACAAACTCCACTATCTGATTTTCAGTTTCAGGAGTCAATTCATATTCTTTCAACATACCATCTGTGACAATCTGTCTAATTCTCAATATCTTTTCTCTAATGGTATCAATTGTGAGATCAATATAGTGACTTCTGGACTCCAATGCTTCCAAATGGTCTCTTAGTTTTTTACTCTTCACATTGTCAAATTTGATGTTGGTGATGAATATGGCCGAACCTTTGAATTCAAAACTGCTGGGCACACCTTCTTCTCTCAATCTGTATGCTTCTGTGTTCCAACAAATTCTTCTAGTTCTTTTGGAATCCAATGCTGCCTTCAATATGTTCAAAGATAAGTCCTCTAATAATATACTGTCGCAGTCATCAAACACCAACACATTGTCCTTCTCTTTGAAATGATACAGTTTGCAATACAAGCCCAATGCACTCATAGCACCTTTGACCACTTCATACTTGGGTTTGCTGTCGCCCAGTGTGGCTAGGATATCATGTTTTTGTAGCACTGCTTCTACTCCAAAGGATTTACCCACGCCTGGAGGTCCTGACACAATCATTGCTCTCACATCGCCTCTTTTGCAGGCTTTGGTCATGTCTGTTAATATGTCGAATCTTTTTCTTAATCTTTCTACCACTTCTGTATCGCTCTCTTCTTTGGGAGCTTCTGGTGCTTTGTCTCTCAATTGCGATTCAGATTCCACAGATACTCTGATCTCTTTGTCTGTGGCACCTGGAAATTCTTTGATATCTTCCACTTTGACTGTGACGAAGCCACCTGGTTTGTGCGGATATGGATGATATGGTTTGACCATTTCGAATACTTGATTTTCTATCTTCTTACTTCTATAACTGCCTTCTAGCACGTATATTTGTTTTTTCATATGTTTGCCTATGGTTGTTTGCCTAAGTTGTATTTTGCCTAATGTATATATATAATAACTTCTTTGAATTCAAAAGTCAAATTATATTTCTTGTGTTTAACCTTTAAAAGTCAATAAAATCAATGACTTACAAAGGATTTGCACAAATGAAAAAGGGCGGCTACTAGAACCACCCTTTTCCTAACTAACAGAAGTAGAAATTATTCTACGTTGATCAAGCCTTTTGCGATTGCTTGATAGCCAGCACCAATAACTTTTCTTGGGGCTTTGCCAGTTCTGTAAACTTTTGCGCCAGTTCTCTTATTTGTGTTTAAGAATACTGGGAAGCCTTTGAATCTTAGGCTTTGAATTACTGCACCTGGGTTAGCGGCACCAAATCTATTTTTGATGGCTGCTGCTGTAAGAGCTTCGCCAGCTTCTAAAGCGGCTTCTACTCTGTCTTGTATACTAGTTGATCTTCTCATTGAGATGACTCCTTCTTGTTTTCTAGTTGTTGTATTATCAGAAGCAAAGCTTCTAAATAATCTTGTTAATATATTACTAGAATTTTTGGTTCTAGTCAATGTATTTTTCATAGTTGGTCCTCCGTTTTTTAGTCTTTTTTAGATAGAATTTTATCTATCAATCCATACTCAAGCGACTCTTGCGCATTCATAAATTTGTCTCGCTCCATGTCAGCACTCAATTGATCAAAGGTTTTGCCTTTGGAATTGTGTGTGACGTAGATCTGAGTGAGTTCCTTTTTCAGTTTAAGGATCTCTTGAGCATGAATCTGTATGTCTGTGGCTTGACCCTGAGTGCCACCTGATGGTTGGTGTATCATGTGTCTAGCATGTTTCAGCATGTATCTGTGTCCTGGTGCACCTGATTGTGCTAATAGACTGCCCATAGAGCAAGCCTGACCTATCACATAGGTGTACACAGGTGATTTGATATATTGCATGGTGTCATAGATGCCCAAACCTGCTGTGACCAATCCTCCTGGAGAATTGATGTAGAAGTGTATGGGTTTGACTGTTTCGCTTTCTAAAAATAAAAGTTGACTCACTATAAGACTGGCACTGATTGGATTCACATCTGTGTCCAACATCACTAACCTATCTTTGAGCAGTCGACTGTATATGTCGTAGGATCGTTCGCCTCTGGCTTCTTGTTCTATAACTATGGGCACCAATGATGGCATATTATTTGGGTCCTTTCGAAGTAAATTCTAGATTGGCCATGTTGCCCACATATTGATTGTGCTTGGCATCATATCGCATAGTGAGTCTAATGGATCGCTCCACGGCCACATTTAAAAATTGTCTAGGTTTAAATTCTAACACTTCTGCTAGCACTGTTTTATCAGTGTCAGAACAATACACAGAAACTTTGTCCAAAGAATTTGTTTGATTCATACTTGTATTATACTATCTTAGTCGTCAATTGTAAAGCGAAATTTTTCAAAACAAATGTAATAAATTATATCAAAAATTATAAAATTACTAAAATACCCCCAAGAATCCAAATCTCTATCTAAAAAAAACACAGGCATTATCACAGTGATTAACATCAGCATGATGCCATAATGTATCACAAGATGTTCTGGCAACTTGTAAGTTAACCATTTCATCTTTTATCTCAGCTGATCTCTAAGTTTCTTAGCTCGTCTCCAGTTGGCAATGTTCTTCTTGCGCTCTTCACGTTTTCGCTCACTGGGCTTGGAATAATATTCTTTTTCCTTGAGCAGTTGGAAAAAACCATCACGTTTCTGCTTCTTCTTGAGAATACGCAGAGCTTTCTCCACATTGTTGTTTCTTACTTCAACTTTCATTCGATGTTTTCTAGTTTGTGTTAAATATACTAAAATATAGCACTATTTGGTGCCTAAGTCAACCTAGAGATAAGTATTGTATGTCCAAAAAGAGTTTAAGACAGATCAGAAGAATAGAAGCCAAAGCGGACAAGGAAATGTCTTATAAATCGTGGACAAAAAGCAAATCTTTTGCGAAGAACACATCAGAGTCAGAAGTTTTACCAAAAGATGAAATAATCACCCTAGAACACCTGACAAATCCAAATCTTGATAAATAAGAGTTATCTACTTAGATTTAATCCAAACTTTTTGAAACGATTCTTCCAAGCATAGAAGCTGTCATTGTGATTGGCTGTGGGATCTTTGGTCACTGTCATTTGATACAAGTGTACCATTTCGTGAGCCAGTGTTTCGATATAATCTCTCCAAGTGTTAAACTTGTGATGCATTTCTATTAGATAATGCATGGTGGGATTGTGATAGGGTATTTTTTTTTGATCCCATTCGCCTCTGCGTCCTGCAATCCTGCTGTCCCAGTGGGCCACACATTGTCCCATCACTTGTTTCTTTTGACTCACAGTGATGCGTGGTCTTTTCAATTTGGAATCAAAAATTTCTTTGTTGAGGATTCCAAACCAATATTTGGTTTGATTCAGTGTGGGATAAAAATTCTTTATATGACTGTGACGTTCACAGGCACGTTTGATCCTATTGACATGAGCAAATGCACTGGATTTTTTCATAGTAACACACCAAATGTTTCATCACTATTTAAGTATTCCCCACAGGCAAAGCAACATCAATATCAGCATTATTGTTAAAACTGAATAAAAAAACTTGTGTAAACTGGGAGTTTTATTCTGTGTTTTAGACATATTGCTCCTGTGTCCAAGATTCTTTGCTGTGATTGTGATGTTCAGCCCATCTAATGAAAATGCCCAACTCTTTGCCATGAGCTTCTATCTCCCATGGTCGATCCCAATACTCCCATTGTTGTAGATTAATGTCCAACCCTTTCCATTTGACCACTTCAGACCTATCTGTGTCTTGCATTTCGCCAGTGGCATATTGTTTGAGATGAATCATCTCGTGGGCAATGGATTCCATAATGCGTCTCATGGGCACTGTGCTGTCCACAGTGATGGTGAATTCTTTAGGTTTTTTAAGCCTGTCATCAAAGTCTATCTCAGCCAGCATGGCATCATCTTTGTACAAAGTCCTGCTGAATTCCAAATCCACTGTTAATTTTTTAATGAGTTTTTTATCCATCAGTAGATCAGCAGCATATCTAATCATGCTTTCTGCTAGATCTTTGAGTTTAGGCTTGCCGCCTGTGATGGATATAATCATTTTTGTATAAGGTTGTAGGTATTGGCCACTTCTCTTGACAAAGCCTGTATGTCGTTGATAAGATAATGTAATTCATTTTCGGTCACTGTGCAGGGCACTTGATTGATAATCTGTTGTAATTCCAAAGACTTTTCGTAAATCACTTTGACTTTGCGGATGACCTCTTGATAGGTGTTGGTAATCATACTATCATTATAACAACATTGGCACAGTCTGTCAAACACAGCAACGCCAAAAAAAATCAAGCACTGTGCGGTTTTTTAAATCAGGTTTATCGTATTTTGGGAAACAGTGCATCAGTACAGAACAATTCCACATCTGCTTCGGCCAAACCCAAACTTTTCATCACTCTGGGTGTGTGTGGATTCTGTTGCTGATTGTGACAGTAATAGTTCTGTGCTTGAATGGTGTCTGCTTCCTTAGCAGTGTGAGCATATTGTCCTATGCTGTCAAAATACACTCGTAAGTTGTTCACTGCAAGATTCACTATGGCTGTGGCTTCTTCATCGGTTTGCACATTGCCTGCAGCAATCATGCTGCCTGAAAATATATTCAATGCCCACTCTGGCAATTTTCTTTTCTTAGTGGGTACAAATTCTGACACTGCTTGATGATACCATTCTATCAATGGATGGGTTTCTCCGCCTGAACTGCGTGAAAAGTCATGAAATGCGCCAGTCATTTTGTGTTCTCCAGCAATCACATCAAATCCATAGATAGGACCATTGTTGTGCAAATGTGGAAATACACACACATGCATCATCCAAAGGCCTTTGGATTGTCTAGCATCCACCACGTCTATATGACAGCGACGACAGTGTTCGGTCTGCCACACTCTATTGATCCAACCATTTTCAGGTTGATTGAATCTGCTCATGCCGGGTTCTTGAATTTCTTGACCTCGCAAATCAAATTCTTTGATGATATCGTCCTTGCATTCTATGAGGATATTCCAGATATTGCTCATGCTAATATTCTTCTGGTAGACCTTTGAGTTCTCTCACTCTGTCTTTCAGTGTGTCTATGGTGGTGTAGATATGACCTGTGTCGTGTTCTTGAATCTGTGTTTTAAAATAGTCAATTTCATCTTCCAACACTTTTATTTTGATAAGATTACCCGGGAAGTCTTTGAATTTTTTCTTTTTAGTCATTGATCATTTCTTTAAACAAGGCAGTGGCAAATTCAAAACATTTTTTTGCTTCATCTGCCATTGAATCATTGATCTTGGATCTGATAACTTCTTTGGCCTTGTCTCTGTCTTCAAAATCAAACATTTTACCCATGCCTGGCACTTTTTTGCGAATCATTTGGCCACCTGACAGATCACCCATGTGTCGCACATAGATATGCGCCATCAGTGCTGTGGGGTTGTCTTTGATTGTTTTAAGATGTGCAAGATATTCTTTAGTGCTGTTTTTGATTTCTAACGACACATCATTCTGCCACAACTCTTTAAAATCTTCATAAATTTTTGGAGCTCTTCGCACATCAGGCATGTCATTGAACAATCCATGTGCCATAGACATGGCCTCCAACAGATCGTAGGCTTGATGTTGATTGAATAAAAATTCTGCGTAGAGTTTGGGATCTATGCTGCCTGAAAACATCACCTTCACAAACTTTTGACGCTCTGCGTTTTTGTGATGTTCCCAAGTGAGATCTTTGAGGCTCATATTATTCCATTCTTACTTGTAGAGGAAATCCTCTGCTTCTGGATTCTTCTATGGCTTCTTTGGTTTTCTGTTCGGCCACTTCGAAACTGTATGCTCCCACCACACTGCTGCCTTCGGTGTGTATTTTGAGTGTGATTTCTTTGGCTGACTCTTGTGTGTGTTTGAATATCTTGATTAATAATTCCACCACAAAATCCACCGGTGTGATATCATCGTTCAGCATGATGACCTTGACTGGTTCTGGTTCCAACACTATCTGCTGAACCTTCTCATCAATCACCACATCTGTTTTGGTTTTGCTCATATATTTTATATTTAGTAAGGGCGTGTTGCCACGCCCTTAGATTTGTATTATAGGATTTCGATGGTTCTAAGTTTTTTAGACTCAGGTACTATCTTTTCCAGTGATATGGTCAAAAGACCATCCTTCAGCTCAGCGCCTTTGATTTCGATATCATCAGCGATGGCAAACGATCTTTCAAAATATCTACTGGCGATGCCTTTGTGCAGTATCTCACCATTGGCGTCTTTTGATTGTGTGCTGTCCGCTCTTTTGGATTTCACAGTCAATTGACCTTCTTCCACAGTTACTTCAATGTCTTTCTTGTTGTAACCTGCCAATGCCAATTCAATATTGAACTGATTTCTGCCAGTTCTCACAATATTGTATGGTGGATAGTTCACAGCAGGAGCCATTATATCTCCTTCAAACATTCTTTCGAAATGATCAAAGAAGTTATCAAAGCCCACTGTAACGGGTCTCAGTTGATTAAAGATAGTTAGTGCTCTATTGTTCATAGTTTTCTCCTTTTTAGCGAGTTGTGTATGAATCCCATGCGGCAATTCATACAGTTGGGTCACACTATTGTGACTGTATTAATATAATGATTATTGTGGCAAAAGTCAAGAGATTTTGGCAATTATTTTTGCAAATCCAATTCTGTGTTAAAACTCATGGATATGCGTGCTTGTTCGCTTTGATTGCTGTGTACAAAATGTTTGAGCCAGCTGGGGAATATCAACAGCATGCCTGTCACAGGATGGTAGGTGGCTTTGTGACTGGTGAACTGAGTGTATCTGTCCAAATTGTCTGGTATGTAGTACTGTGCTTCATCTGATCTGTGAAATTCAATGCTGCCCATGTTCTGATCTGGTATGTCGATGTAGTACACACCACTCAGCACACTGTGTTGATGATTGTGTAGGGTGTTGTAGGATCCTTTGGGATTCACATTGAACCAAAAATTACAGATTCGCAAAGGTGGCAAACTGCCTTGACGGGCACAGTCTTGCACGTGAGTGTTTAGAACACGTATCATATGATCCACCTGTATGGGTCTGCCACTGTCCAGCAGATAGTCTTCACTCTGCCAACCCAGCTGATTGGTGGCTGTTTTGCCTTTATTATTCGCTTTGGTCTCCAGCACGTGTGCTCTAATGGCAGCATTGTCCACCGAGGTCAGTGTGTCTTTCCAAACAATCTGTGGAAACCACAGATCAGCTCGCATGGGCATATATTAATCCTTCTTATTGATTTTTTCCACCAGTGCAGTGAAATCATATATTCTATTCGCACACAACAAATGATAAGGTGTGGGATCTTGCACACTGATATAATGAGTGTGAGGCTGACTCAGCAGATATCCCAACAACCAAAAATTTTTGCCAGTGTGGCTGATATCCAACACTAT